TTGGCATCTCCGACATCACCACCGACCCCATGACGAACGGGCAGCGAACATGCTTTAACACAGCTACGCAGAAGTTTGAATCGTGCGGGGCGAATGTGACGGACAATTCGACGGACGGCAAGATTCTCAAAAAGGTTGTCACTGGAGGGGTGCACGCTGTCGAAAATGCTACCAACCTGACCGATACAGCCTATGAGAAGGCCCTTACCCCTGTTATCGACGACCCCGATAACTTTGCAGCCAATTTCACTGGCACAAACCTTTACGGCGGCACCTTTATCGCCAACGCAGCCGGGACAGCGGCACTGCCTGATCCTGTGGCCGGGATGCACTTCACCTACGTTCTTGAAGGGGCCAACGCCAATATCATCGACCCCCTTGGAACTGGCACGGCTGACACTATCGTGATGAACGGTCTTGCAGCGGCAGCAGATGAGAACATCACAGCCAATACAGTTGGTGCGATCTGCATATTCCAGTATCGGGCTGTAAACTCCTGGATGGCAACGTGCAATGGGTTTACCGAAGCGACTCCCCCATGATGAGGTGCGATATGAAAAAGACGATTCTTGCTTTATTGCTGATACTTTTCTCTGCTTCCTCCTGTCTGGCCGCATCGGTTCAGGAGAGTCTTAAGGCGGTTGTTAAAAGCCGGGGAGGGGCAGCCCTAACCTGTACCACGGCTAATGATGTAGAAATCTACTCCAACATAACGGCAGCCTCCAACGGAAATTTTGGCTATACCTCGTGGATTGCGCAAAGGTTTGTCTTATCGGCCACCACAAGAATAACCGCGTTCACCTTTTACCTTGAGGATGCCGTTACTTACGATTCATGCAATGTGCTGATTTCGATATACTCCGACAGTTCTGGTCTTCCAGGAACGGAAATTTCCGGCAGCGGGGGTGTGTCGCTGGCAGAGACATCAATGGCAGATGGCGTGCTGGGGACATATGAAATTGCGCTTACTGCACCAAAAGAACTTGCACCAGGGACGTATTGGCTTGTTATGCACAGTGACCATGCCTCGGAAACAGCCTCAACGGTATGGAGATACGGAAATGGGACCATAGCTGGAGCTTTAAGGGCGTTAAGTACGAATGGTGGCAGTACGTGGAGCGCGGCGGTGGGGGCAGACGACGAGGGAAGATATTCTATCAGAGGATGCCAGTAATGAAACGACTATTCTTTTTGATACTCCTGCTGCTCAGTTTTTCGCAGGGCTTGGGGTTCGCCGCTACCTGTTCAACGGTCACTTACTATGCAGGGCAGACGCACGAAAACACTTCAATCGAAATAGTCTTTACGTTCGATCAAGCCTATGAGTGCGGCCAGTTCGTCAACGGTGATTGGTGGGTGGTCGGGCCAGTGACGATCAACAGCATCACGCCCGCGTATGCCAATGGAGACAACGGATGGGAGGTGAACCCGACCCCGCAAAACGTATCGCAGACCGACACGCACGGATTCACGGATGCTTCTACCGGGTTCAGTGCGGCCCTTGTCCCGGCGTTGCCCTACACATCACAGACCGGAGTGATCGAATCTATCGTCAAGACAGTGTACGGGCCGATTATCAACAGCACAAGCTATTCCTCGTACATTAAGGCCGGGACGCCAGAGGTACGCACCGTCACCGTCCTTGAACTTGCGGACCACCAGCATGGTGGCATCGTTCATAAGCCATGCAGCGCCGTTACGGTAACGCGGCTTGAGCGCGTGCTGGAGATCCATCAGCTTGTCGGCATTCGGCATGGTGGCCGCTGCGCCGGAAGTAATGAAGCCAACCTTACCCCAAGCGTAGGAGCCGTTGGCGATCATGGTGTAAGCGCCGATACCCTTGGGCTGCTCGACACCGTTACCGTTGATGAAGGAATCGCCCTCTTCCTCGTCGAATTCGATTGCGACTTCATCGGCCAGCCACGCACCAATGTCGATCCGGGAATCATCAAGGATCGTTTGGGTTGCCGCAGGCATCGCGTAGATTTCCTTGGTGTTGATTGCGATCTCAACCAGCGTGGGGGTGGATGTTTCGGCACGGGTGCCTTTTTCCGCTACCCAGCCGGAGGTTGCGCCACCCTGAGAGACGAGCTTTTTGTAGGTGTCGGTGCTGATTCCCCGGACGGTTGCGAGTCGCCGCATTGCCTGAACGGTGCCTGCAATACGCTCGATTGCCGCATCCACTTCCTCGGGAACGGTGAATCCACCATCGGGATCGGAAAGGGTGGATGCCGCCGCCATGATGGAGAGGTCTTTGGTATCGACCACGCCGCGCCGCATAAGAGCATTGAAGGCTTTCTTTTTGTTCTCAGCTTCGACGCTGACACCGCCGCCGCCACCACCACGGCCAACGACCGTTTCGATTGCCTGAAGTTGGGCTTTGAGGGTTGCGATCTGGCTGATGTCCTGGTTGATGCGCTCGACCTTTTCGGCCAACAGGGGATCGGCGTGGCCTTTGAGTTCGATTTCCTTGAGCCGCTTGTCGTTTTCTGCTTTGAACTGTTCAAAGGCACGACCGAGATCTTCGATGAGTTTCTTAAGTTCGTCCATGTTATTGTTCCTCCTTACGCTTTCTTGAATTTGGATAGAAGTGCTTCCATGCTCACACGGAGACTTTCAACATCCCGCTGATTGTCACCCCCTGCCGGTTTGCCAGCCTTACGTCCCGCAAGAATGGCCTTTGCTTCCTGTTGAGAAAACCCTACGTCCCGTAAGGCTCGTTCTTTTTCACGTTCAGTCGATTCCCTGCCTTCGCCACGGATTTCCTCGGGAACATTGGCGTACATACTGAGGTCAAAACAGGCTTTGGCTGATTTACCGTCGATGATGGAGTCGATAAAATTGTGTTCCTTTGCTTCTTTCGCAGTCCACCATGTTTCACCCTTTTCCAGCATGTCTTTCCATTCACGCTTTCCAAGGTTGGAGTGACCCGCATATATGTCAATCATGTTTCCATTAACTTTATTAAGAACCCCAGCCATATCCATCAATTCATGCTGATTTCCAACCGCACAACACCACGGCTCATGCAACATTACCATTGCATTCTGATATGCTTGCACTTCTTTCCCAGCAAGAAGAATAAAAGAAGCACATGAAGCCGCAATTCCCTCAACCCTTGTAATAATTTTTGATTTATGAGACTGCAAAGCATTGTAAATTCCAAAGGCATCAAAGCAATCACCGCCCGGAGAATTAATGCGAACGGTTATCGTTTTTTGGTTCATTCCCGAAAGTTCTCTAATTAATTCATTTGCATCAACAAAAGGCCATCCAATTACATCCATAATTATAATCTCTGCCGAATCTTCAGAGAGAGATTTAATTTCATACCAATTCGGTTTATCGAGAGACTTTCCCCAATATTCCGATACTATCCTTGCATTTTTTATTGTGCGATATGAGAAGTTCATGACGCTACTCCTTCGGATTTTGATGGTTCCTTAGTGGTTGATGTCCGGGTTTTGTAGACATCGCCACCGGGATAGGGGTTCATGTCGAGTAATTCCCTGACTTCATTTGGGTTGAGGACTTCCTTATCGATTAACGTAGCCCAACCGTCCGATTGGTCCTTGAATGAGCCACGTTGCAATGCCGCTGCCTGGAATTTTGCATAATAACCGGCTTTGCGTTCTTCGGGCGTGAGAAGATCCCGGTAAATTACCTTTTCTTCATCCACCATCCACGGAAGGAGTGCATAGACTACAAAACCGATACCAAATTGTTCTGCCGATGCGAAAGTAGGAGATTTATCGCCATTGGACATGAGGGTAAGCGGCATTCCGAAGAAGATATCAACAATTTCGGACTTCTGCATCTGTCGAAGTTCGAGGAATTGTGCGTCCTTGGGATCGATAGTGATCTTCTGCGCCTTCATGCCTTCTTCCAACAGCATCATCCGATGGGCTTTCCCGAGTCCTGAATAGGTATCGTTGAGAGCTTCACGGAGAGCTTTTGGATCTTTAAGTTTGTTCGGGTGTTCGATGATGATTCCGGGGTGGGTACCTTCACCGAAATAGCGAGATCCGAACTCTTCCGCAGCAAGGGCGAATCCGACAGCCTCACGCACATACTGGATGGGATTGATGCCCATGTAACCGTTGGAGATCATGCCACGAGAGTGGATGATTTCAGAACGGGGAATGATTTTCATCTGGCCGTCCGGGAACGTGCAATGGTAGGAGAGGTTGTAATTTTTGTCCTGTTCTACTTCGGTTACGATACCAGGAGCGAGGGGGATAAGTTCTCGCACAGGACCAGTGAGGGAGAGGCCACGGTTTTTCAATGCAAAAAAATTCCCCCGAAGGAGAAGGTGGTTTAATCGCATTTTCTTGTAATCGCAATCTGTCATCCACTCATTCGGCATGTCGTGGAGAAGCGGGTAGAGGGAATGGCCGGTGGCAGGCTTGCGGGTGTCGCCGGTCTTTTGCATCAAATGGCAAGGGATCATTCCCATTACGCGGGAGAGGATGTTGACGCAGGAATAGACGGTAGACTGCCGCATTGCTGTGTCGGAAGAGACTTGAACGCCTGCGGAAGTGGTGGTACCGCCAAAATGAGATCCAATCACCCGCTCCAGTTCTTGGGGCGACATGCCTTTGATGAGATACTTGGTAAGCCGTTGGATGATGTTCACTTCATAACCTTGGCCCTGAAATGAGAATAATTATTATAGTAGATAAAATAGAACGCACGTACTAATTGCTGATGGGAGGGTAAAAGGGATAGATAAAAAAGTCAAGGGGAAATTTAGTGGTGTGCGGAAATTGAACAGCTAGGGGTTGTGGTCAGAACGCCATCCGGTTGACTATTTCCTCCACTACCGATTTGACTGCGTTTGCGCTCATCTTTGAGCCTGGGTATATCGATATGCAATACGAAAACGGAGAATGGATAAAATGTATATCAGAAGATAAAACATTCG